AATCTTATCGCCAAAATACACAACCAATTTATGTAAACCGTCAATACTTACTGTAGCGGTTCCATAATCTTCCCCGTCTTTTTCAAAGTGAAATTGAAATACATCCGCTTCTTCCGGGACTGGAATTTCTTTGCCGGCTGTGTTTAACATTACCGGACTATACCCCCTACTTTGCAGTAAGTTAAATAACTCGTTGTTTAATGAATCTTGGTTTTTTGGCATTTTTTGATCTCAATAGTATATTTATGCAAAAACTGCAAAGAAGGGTAATGGCATTATGATTTCGCTGTGGTCACGCATATGCCCGTCTAAATCGCTGTTATATTCACCTAGTATTTGCATTACTCTGACTGCCAACAGTGAAGCCATTATCAAATCGTCAGTTTCTCCTAATTTAGCTTCATAACTACTACCCTTTGCAACAAAGGTTTTGAGTTCTGATATTAGACTTTTGCTATGTACCGTCAATTTCTTGCTCTCCAACAATGATTTAAACTTGGCACATGCGGCCAGTTTACTCTTATTTGTTGTAGTAAAACCCTTACGCTTTTTGCCCGGTTCGCTAATAAAATTACCCAATATATTCTGTTCGCCGTATTCATTTAACGACACTAATGCCGCTTCTCCTATACTATTATTTTCAATACTGTAATAGAGATTTCTTGGTTCTGTTGTGCAATCAATGATGTACTTGTTAATCTGCGCTATCAATTTAATCTGATTAGGAATATCAGTTTTATTATGTTTCCACTCACCTATTTGCGTAGTAGTATTTGCTTCAAATATTTCTATACCTGCAGGGTCACCTCCTGTACCAATACTAGGGTCTAGCGTTACTACATATATATTGCCCTTTTTAGGTGTCTTGTACCAACGTATTTGTCCTTGACGCAAGGTAGGCTCAGTGCCTTCCAAGTCAATTAGTGTGCTAGGATTGATTAGTGTTTCATCAGCAATAATGAATTCGCAATTCATCTCTCGGCGGAATCTGTCATCGCCAAGTTGTGACCGCATTTCATCAGCCCACTTTTCATCACGTTCAGGATGAGAGTGCCACGTAGCTTTATACGCTTTAAATCCATTAATTCCCACATCAGTTGTATTACCAAATTCATCTTCACACTTATTGGCACCCTTCCAAATCAATGCAAATTGGTCTTCGTCACTGTTTGGGGTGCTTGTAATAATTGCTTTACCACCAGTACTTAATGTAGGTGTAATAGATGTCCAGAATTCTTGTGCTATAGTTGGTCTTACGAATGCAAACTCATCTAAGTATAATAATGAAATAGATAGACCACGACCTGTATTTTCTGTTGTAGTAGCACTAACTATACGACTACCATTATCAAATGTTAAACTACCTTTGTTATAATCAACTGCACCTGCTTTAATATGATCGGGGCAATTCTCATATGCATACCGAACACGTTGCATAATTTCTTGTGCACCTGCATACTTGTGTGCGGCAATTAATACAGTACTGTCTGGTACAAACATTGCATACCATAGTAAGTAACCTGCGGCACTAGTTGACTTACCTGTTTGTCGTGCCATTAAATTGATACTGAATCTGTACTTGTGATAAGTTTCAATCAATTCTTTTTGAAAGTCCCATGGATGATAGTGCATACTACCACGTGTTGGGTGTTGGATCATAAAGAAGTTATCCATGAAGTATAGATAACCTGTGATTGGATCACAACACTTAATGTAGTCGTCTAAATCCTTATCAGTTTTGAATTTAGTTTTCTTATAAGGTGTTTTTACTAAAGTAGTTGTTCCGCTCATGTGTTTATTTAGTGAGAACAAATCCCAAATGTATTAATTATTTATAATCCGTATCTACCGCGTAGTGCGTTGAAGTTTTGTTGAATTTGACTTGCGTTTAATGCTTGCCCGTAGATAGCAACTGAGCCAATATCACCGCGCCAATAGTTGTCTGACCGTGCTACTGCTTCTATTCCACTGTTTGTAAATTGATAAAATGTTACGCCAGTATCTGGTGTGCCTATCTGTTGTCCGTTAATATAATAAGTCACTACTCCACTAGTGGTTTGTGTTGCGGCTACGACTATCCACTGGTTATCTGTCACCGTGAAAGATGCAGATACAGATGGCGCCCATGGTGAATTGGGGCCGGTGCTGAAATGCATTCTCCAAGTATTTCCTGATATATGATACATGTAGGTATTGAAGTTACGAACAGCGGTGCTACCACCAAACAAGTTACGATAAGTAGCATTGCCGGTGTTGGCATTGACAGTTTTAATTGCAAACATTGTAGTCTTACCTGTGTAAGTGACATTCATTTTAGATGTGGTCACCGGAGCATACTGAGTGCTACCATTGAAGCTGAAGTAACTAGCAGAACCAACATCGGTAAAGGTTGGACTGCCAGTCAGGGTAGCATTGTTTTCATAAGTACTAAGGTCCGTCCAGGTAGTTCCTGATCCCGAATAGCTTGTCGGATTACCTGCATCTAATTGTAGTAGTAATCCTGAAGTAACCATAGAGTATATCCAAGGACGACCTTCAATCAATCCATCAGGATTTGGATTGTCAACTATATCATTGTCAGAATACTGTGTTGGCAATTGTGTAATATCATAAGTTGCTCTAGGGTTGCCCACTGCGGCCCTATTTGTTTCTGCCAAGTCAAGTTTAGCAATCTGTCTAGCCTCTTTGTCTGCAAGTCCACCGGCTGCTGGTGTTATAGTCCATTGTGTTGTGGTTATTTTAGCAACTCTTTGCCAAACAGAGCCATCATAGATGCGCCAGTCTTGTTCACTGTACGCAGGAAAAGCACCACTGGTTCCAGTAACTGTTGTATCGTAAGCATCTCCCAAGGTACCAACACCATCAGTCAGTGTGGGAGTGTTAGTAAAAGCGTTCCATGTGCCCTTGTATATTGCGGCATTTATTATAGTGCTAGACAATGAACCACAAACTGCCGCGGCTTTAGCCATATAATTGTCTATCGTAGTATTGCCCTTGATAATGCCAATACTGGTTCCATATTCATCATACAAGAAGTTGCCTGCTGTTACTGCATAATCACCTGTCTGATGACTGGTCAATGTGAGAGCAGAGCCTATTCCCAATGATGTTACATACAGTTTGTATGAGACATTGTTTGTTGCCCCTAAAGCGCCCGCGTAATTTAAACTCCAAATAGCCGAGAAAGGAGCGACAATCTCAGTATTGGAATGCGGTGGATTGGCATTTTTTGTGAGAGTGGTTCCACTTGCTATCATCAGGGTTGATATTCCGTTTAGTGCCATGTTATTTTCCTACAGGCTTTTCGCCGGTCAAGTATGGTCTACTAAACCATAACTGGAACCATTCTTTAGTTCCAGGTTGTATATTATGTTTCTTCATTAGTATACCCTTTTCATTTCCAGTAATACTTATATTACTTTCTTCACCGATTACTTGAGTAGTAATTCCACTGAGTTTTTTGAGGTCTTCTAGGGTTGTGTCAACGTTTTCTTCACGTGAAGGAACAGATTTGAGTTTATCAAATCCATTCATTATTTTAGCTTGTTTCCATACATCAAAGGACATGATGTATTTAGTAGATTATTTGATATCTAACGGACGTGTCTTGGTAGCTACTACGCAATACATTTTTTCTTGTAGAATTAGGTCTTCGTCTGAGTCATTACCGGGAACGTTTGCAGGAATAGTAATATCGTATGTTATATCGTTGAAATCTTTGACGCTAAATCCAGTACGCTCTAACAATGCGGCAATTTGATGATGACCCAAAACACTATAATGATTCGTGTTGTACTCATGTCTCCTAGCCTGGTCAGGAGCCGGCATTTCAATATAGATTTTTCCGCCTTGTTTCAGTACACGATTATATTCAATCAAAGTAAAGATAGGATAAGGACTGTGTTCTAATGCCTGTCTACAGAATATGAAATCAATTGTTTCATCGTTAAATCCGTCTTTTTGTGGGAGAAAACTCATATCATAACCTTTTACGTTATGACCTTTGTCTCTGGCTATGTTGATATCAGTGTCGCTGAGTGTAATACCCATCATATTAGTGTATCCACGTTCTTTCATTATATCTAAGAAATAACCTGGACCACATCCCATATCTAAGATAGCGGCAGTTTTGGGTATACTGAGTGGGTCAATGTACATTTCGACCACTCTATTTGTCAATGTTTTGTGATATTCGGAAATTCCCTCATCATATAGATGGGAAGTATAAATCCACTCGTTATAAAATTTAAACTTTATTAAATCAAGTGTTTTGTTTATGTCGATCATGTTTATCCTACGTGTGATAATATTACTTATACACGTAACACATGCTTAAATTATTTTAATAGCCCTTAAATCCAAGCATTGGACTAGATTTGTGAGTGTCTTTGGGTTCTTCACTTTTACCACGCTTTGCCATCTTATGATGTTCGCTTGGTATAGTTTTTAGTGCTGATTGAACCATGTTATGTTCTTCATCAGTATATGGATGATAACTATTAAATTTCTCAGTGGGGCTGGCTGCATTCATTTTAACTGCTTTAGTACTTTTTCCATCTGACATAGCCATAGCCATACCCAAACGATTTTGATGATATACACGATCATATCCGCCGTCATCACGTGCAATTATGCTACCACCAGTACTAGTAGCATTTTCTTGGTCCTTGCTCATTTTACTGCGTTTAGGACCACCTTCAACTATGAATTCACTTGCTCTCATTAAGATTCCAATTCCATATAAATTTTATGACCTATCGTTGAATTAGGAATAGGACTAACCTGTACTCGTACAAGGCCAAATGCAACATCAACATTATATCTTGTTATAGGTGTTCCAACAAATTGTGTACTATATGCAACAAAATTAACGTTTGCACCGCCCGGTCTTTTGGTTACGTTAATAGTTACTGACTGTTGATTAAACGAATTAGTTTCTATAGAGTTAATTTTAAAGGTAGCCGCATTTAATTGTTCTATGGGGGTTGTAAAAATGTCTTGATTAGGTGCATTAGTTGTCGTTATATATGACGCAGTTAGTTTTGATAACTGTGCAGTAGTTGGTGTTACCGTGCCTATAACTAATGTTTGATTTAACGAAACATTACCAACTAAAGTTATATTCTGTATCCCTGCTAAACTACTAAAAACACCAGGATCAACTCTTGTGGGGAAAAATATAATATTTCCAGCTTCACCTATATTAATATTACCTAAATTAAATCCACCTTGACCAACAAAAAGTTCATTGATTCTAGCATTTGCTTCACCTAAGTTCAACAATCCCGATACTTTTGGGATTATTGTTCCGTTTAATTTTAGAAAGTTTAATGCACTATCAAATACTAAATTTGCAGAGCCACTATAAATATTACCAGATTTGAATTGTACAGATCCTTCTACTCCACCTGAATTTAATGATGAAATTGTTGAAAAATTATTATTGATTTTTTCAAAGGCAACACGTAACGGATCACCAGTGCCGTCGTTGGCTAAATCACCGATATCAATATTTAATAATGTTAAACTCATGCTTTTGTCCTGATTATCTTATATTTATCGCCTATCACTCCGAAGTAATATTGCAATTATCATAAATATACATATATTTAGGAGACAAATATGCGTGTATTATTAGCTTTGGTGCTGACATTAGCATCCACTGGCAGTTTTTCTTGGGACCAACGTCCTCCCTTACCCGTTCAAGCCTGTCAGGTTCATAGCCCTTATGGATTTGCACAGACTGCACGTACAGTGCAACCTATTTGTAGAGAAGCATATTTGGTAGCATATGATGCTCCTGTAAAGATTCCTGCATATGTTGCGTATACACTATTACCAAAGAATGCAATAGGATGTTGGCCACGTACTAATGCGTTTGTTGCAGATAAAAGTATAGTCGGTGGTGCTGTCCCGGATGATTATGCTGGTACAGGATATGACAAGGGTCATGCAGTTCCTGATGGTGACTTAAGCTGGAGTGAAATAGTAGAGTACGAAAGTTTTTTAATGACAAACATGTATCCCCAGCACGGCAGTTTAAACCGTGGAATCTGGAAATTACTAGAAACAAGTGTCAGGGGATGGGCTGTGCAATTGAACCAACCTCTTACAGTATACGTTGGAGCTATGTATGGCGCTGGTGATTTGACTATTGGTAAGAGTGTTATTGTACCCCATGCTTACTATAAGATTGTTATCAATCAAACTACCGGCCAAGTTGCTGGATGGGTATTCCCACACACTAAACCTTATGTTAACTTGGGGAATGATTTAACTAAGTTCCGTGTAAGTGTTGCCGATATTCAGAAACAAGCAGGAGTTCAATATGCTTTCCCTAAAAATGCTACAGAGTTGCAACCTGGTGCAGAGTGGCCAGTTGACTATGGCGCATTGACTAACGCCAAACGTGCTAAATGCAAAAATAACGCTGATTAATTACTTACCGGCTTTATCAAAAATATCTTTTTGAATTTTATACCACTCTACGAATGCATCGTGCTTAACAGCACATTCATAGTAAGTGGTATAGTTTATTGTAACCGTCTTACTTATGTCAGATAACTTTGGCTCGTTTCCTAATTTTTCTAATTGAGGGCACTTTACTAATAACCTATCCGGTACTTCCGGAAACTTAACAGTAACCGGCACGATAGTACTACATCCTGTTGCTAAGAATGCAAGTATAATAAAAATTGTTAGTGCAAATAATTTAAGCAAATTCATTTTGGTACCTCGGCTGCATCATTGTGTGCTTTGATAAATTCTTTTGGAATTTCACAAATTCCACCGGGAGCAAACTTTACGTCATACTTAACTATCTCACGATCAACGTATCTTACAATATCTTGTCCTCTAGTTCTGACAATCTGAGTTTTTGTAATTACTTTCGTAACAATTTTTGTATTCTCTTTGGCACTTTGTAATTCTGCTTGCGCTAACTTAGCTTCAACTTCCTTTACTTTAGCTTCCCAGACTTGATAATCTGCTAATCCACCCTCTAAATATAATCCAATAGATAACAAAAGAATACTAATAACACGAATAGGAATAATGTATGTTTTGATTACTGGAATCATCCCCAAGACAAAGCCAGCGACTGTCCCGAGGACACCCATAAATGTTATTGCATGAAAGACCCAATCGGGTAAAAATGATATTATCCACATACTCTTATTTATTAAAGTATGAAGATCCCTTTAACCAATCATAGTATATTTTGAATCCCTCAGCAACGTCAACTTTAGGATCAAATTCAAAATCTCTTCTGGCCGCATCAATATTCAATGCTCCCCTACTAGGAAAATCAAGGTCTCTATCCCCTACAATGATATTACCGCCACCTGCTAATTCTACTGCCATACGTGCGGCTTCCAATAGAGTAACGCTGTGACTTTTTGTAATATTGTAAGTTTTATTTTCCGTGTTATCAGATAATGCGGCGGCAACAATGCCATCTGCGGCATCATCTACATACGTGAAGTCTAGTGTTTCTTTTTCTCCGTTTACTTTGATAGTGTCTCCGCGCATTGCGGCAAGTAAAAATTTACTTATGACTCTATCTTCCACATCCAGAGGTCCATATACAGCACTAGGCCGAATGATAGTATGGACAAGATTAGTTCTGCGAGTATAATCTCTAACAAGCCATTCTCCTGCTAATTTCATAATGCCATATTGTCCTTGTGGTTTACAGATGGCATCTTCTGTAACATCATCGGTAAAGTCTCCGTATACCATTGAACTACTGATGTAAATAAACTTACGTACTTCATATTTATTGCTACCCTCTAATAAATTCATTAGCCCTTCACTCATAGTACGACTACCCAATGCTGGGTTAGCATTAACAACTTTCTGTCTAGGAAAACTAGCCATGTGAATTACAATTTCAGGTTCTTCAATAGAGAATACTTTATCAACATGTACGCCAAGAGAGATATCTTTGTCATAAATTTCACATTTATATTCATCTATCTTTTTCAAACGATTATACATTAAATAATCTATTTCATCCTGCGGTATGATTCCGTAGTTTGTTTTTATGTCCATGATTGATACAATATGTCCTTGGTCTTGTAGTCGTTTAACTACATTGTGACCAATCAGTCCTAATCCACCTGTTACTAAAATGTTCATTCAAATCTCAACTTATAATATGTTAATTGTTTTGGGGTAAAGTATGCTTTAATCGTATAGAGATGTCCATACGTATAAGGGTCTGCACTTCTTACCCACATTGGTGAAGGTTTACTATTTTTCATCACGTACTTACCTGCTTTTGTTTGTTGCCACTCAAATATTGGTTGTGCTACAAATAAGTCAGGATCTTCTACATCACCCATTTTTATAGAATGGACAGTGTACTCACTTGTTTTTTGATCTTCGTCAGACAGCCATTTTTGCTTTGATGGGGCCATGACTTTGATAATTCTCTAAATGTATATCTTGTATTGTCATTTCAAAGATATTATTCTTTAATGAGTTTAACATCAACGTTGGTAACGAAAATTCTTCACGGGTCAATTGTTCTTTAACTTGTTCAACGTGATCCGTGTATATATGTGTATCACCTGTACTAATAATTAATTCACCCACCTTCAAACCACAATGATGTGCAATTAAATGAGTGAGTAACGCATAGCTAGCAATGTTAAAAGGTAAGCCAAGAAACACATCCACACTACGCTGGTACATATGACAAGAGAGTTCTTTATTTTTGTTGACATAAAATTGACTCATTACGTGACACGGCGGTAACACCATTTGATCCATTTCAGCTACATTCCATGCACTTAATATATGCCGGCGACTGTTAGGATCTTTTTGTAGACCGTCAAGTAGATTTTTAAATTGGTCTATGTCGTGTCTCACCGCATCTACTACAGTATTGCCTGATTCAGCATACACGTCCATCAAGTCATATTTTCTCCAATGACGCCATTGCACTCCGTATACTCTACCTAAATCACCTTCAAACTTTGCCTTATCTTTCCAATAAGGTGCAAGTGCGTTGGGAGTCCATATAGTTACGGTGCCTTCTTTGCTGCCATGCGTAATCTCCGCAAGGCGCCTCTCGTCTTGCGAACCTTCGATGAACCAGAGTAGTTCTCCGCAGACAGCTTTCCATGCGAGGCGTTTGGTAGTGATAGCTGGAAAACCCCTACGCAAATCAAAGCGAAGATTACGTCCAAAAACACTAATAGTGCCAATGCCAGTTCTATCATCCTTAATTTCTCCGTTATCTAAAATATCTGTTAGTAAGTCGTGATACTGTTTCATAATTTGTTTAAAAATTTATCTGTTTCGGGCTGTACTGTTTCTGCAATACTTTCTAAATTTAATACAAATTCAAAACTATTAATCATTGGATCTAACTCACTTAATTTACGACCAATCACATCTTCAACTTCGTTCGGACTTAGCCCTTGCTTGAAAAGAGCCTGTATGTTAATAGTATGTTGCTTTTTACCAACCATTCTAACCACAATTTTTTTGATAAATTGTACAGGTACTTTGCTTTTCTCTACGTCCTCTAAGATGTGTTCCCATTTTCTTAGGTATTCGGGTGACATTATATTTTTATGCGGTTACAGTTGCCTTTGCAGGTCGACCACGCTTTTTAGCAGTTGGTGTAGATGTTGTATTAATTTGTGTTGTAGTCGGGATACCCAACATGTCATTAGCTTCTTGGTTTAGTCTAGCACTTTCTGCCAATAAGCCTTTTGCTTCCACTTCCATTTTACGTGCTTGTGATAGTAAATTATTAGCAATTGCATTATCAGCTAAAACACCTTGAGTACCGGCTGGTGCTGAAGGATTATTTACGGTAGATTCACCGCGCATTCTACGTGCAACATCAACTGGATCTTGTAAACCCCGGCTTGCATCCATTTCGGATAAGCGTTTAACCGCGGCTTCGCCTTGTTCCATTTCATCTAATATCTTATTCAATTCTTCTAATTTAATACTAGTAGTACTGTTAGGAGTAATAACAACTTGTGATGTTTGTACTTTCTTTATCAGACCTTCTTTATGTAAAACTTGCAAGAGGTATCTACCATCTTTAGTATGTGTGCGATTTAGTGCATCTGCTAAATTTTGGCTGTGTTGTCCGATATCACTCTCAATACAACGCATCATAGGATCGTGTATGTGCTGATTCAATGTCTCTGTGTATGTTACCAAACACATATGCGGTTCGTTTGGTACTTCTCTAAAAATAATAGCAACTTTGCGGTCGCCCATTTTTCCAATATGTCTTAAAAAACTCATGATTTTCTCCTTGTAGCGTATAGCTTATAGTTATTTAATATGATTTTTAGTAGCTATAAAATTATTTGCCACCGGACCAACGTAGTTCATATATCGTGGCCTCTACCGGATCTTCAAAGTAGATATATTGTTTATCTTCAAATATAAAAGCTAATTTATCTTCTTCATCCTCCTCTTGTCCCGCACATATACTGTACCTACTTTGTGTTTTGGTTAAAACCCAATGTTTTGATTTTTCGGTTAGAGAGGTTGGACATTTGGTAAAATGTGGAGGCGTAAATTTTACCTCACGTTCACCAAACCATAATAAAGGATTTACGTTCATCTAGTCAATACATCTAGCATCCTATATTTCTCATAGGCATCTACAACTGCCGGAATAGTATTTTCATTAGTAGGAACTACTTGAAACCAAAGTCTATCACCAACATTAAATGGGTGTCGGTAAGTAGTATCACCGTTCATAAACATTCTAGGTTGATGTATTTTACCACTATTCCATAATCTCCCGGCGAGTTTAAGTACATCTTCTAGTTCATAATCATTCAATTCATATCGTTCAGGACGACTAGCAAAAGGATTACCTTGTTCATGGTATGCCTTTACTACATTAATAAATTTTTCATAGTCAGGGCAATCAGTGCGTGTTATGATTACCATGACCTCGTCTTCGGACACTTCCTTGTTCATAAGACTAAGCAAGCACCCACCTAAACTTGTTCCGATATGGATCATATAATTACTGCTTTCTTTTCGGTACGGTCACTATAAATTTTCTGTCCATTCTTACGAATAAAATCTACCATACCTTGCGGGGCAGATTCAAATGCTAACTTGATTGATTCTTCAGTTAAGCCATCATCTGCATTGAATGAGTAAATTTCATAACAACGTTGAGAATTTGCTTTTGCTCTTAGCATCATTATTTGAATACTAGGCATAGTTGGTTTAGGTTTTTCAGAAAGAATACTCCACATGTATTCTTTCTCCCATTTATCAATATCAAATATAAATTCAAGACCGTACATATCCCACATTGCAAGATAGTGTTTCATGTATTACCTTTTATTTTTCATCATAAATTGCATAAGTGCCGAACGGGGGATTAGGATTCTTGTCACCATGTATGATCCAAGTAGTATCACAATAATCAGGGTCACCCCAAGAACCACAGGGATATCCGTCAGTAAAAACAATCAATCGTTTTGGTTCAATTGCATTTTCTTTCAAATAGTCAAAGATACAATCAAAGTCAGTGCCACCGCCACCTTGAGGTTCATATTCTTCAATACTATCCATGTTCTCACTATCAAAGTCTTGTGGATTATATGTATCAGTATCAAAACAGAATACATGCACTTTGTAGCCATCGAAACTATTCATCATACCGGCAATCTCACCTAAGAATGCTGTGGCTTGTTTGTCACTGATACTACCTGACATATCAAGTGAAACGACAACATCAATTTCTTCGCCGGGAGTCATACCGGGCATGATAGCATCCATATGCCAACTTCTACGTGAGGGGCGCATCCAAGAATAATCATTGCGAATTGCACTTGTCAAGTTAGTCTGAATCAGTTCACGCCAGGGCATAACTGGTTCAGTAGCATCACGGATCAGTCGTTCAACACCTTTAGGAAGAGTACCTGCCTCTGCACTTTGTGCCGCTTGAATGATAGCTTGTTTCATTTCTTGACGGGCACGGTCACGTTCTTCTTGTGACATTTTAGGGCGACCTTTACCTTTTTTGTCGCCGCCTTCACCTTCTTCTCCCTCACCGTCACCATCTTCACCGTCTAAGTGGTCATCAATCATTTGGTCAACCAAATCATCAATAGAAATCTTTTGAACATTCTTCATCAGGTCATCATAAATTTCCTCTGCAGGCTTACCATCATATTTTGATTCGTATAAGCAAGGCACAGTAGTAATAAATTGACCTACTTTGTGACGTTTCAAATCGGCATTGACTGCATAGTCATCAGCAATATTCCAGATTTGAGGATCACGATCACCTCTACGACCCATGTGGTCGTATACAACGTGTAACACTTCATGTCCAACTAAGAATTCGACTTCTTTAGGTTTCAACATCATAATGAAACGGCTATTGTAATAAAATTTCAATCCATCTGTTGCCGCGGTAGCACACCATTCATCAGCATTAACCAATTTCATGCGAGTAGCAAGATTACCAAAAAAACTATGACGCAACAATAATCCGATACGTGCGCCGACTAGCCGCTCACGTGCTAGATTATCAACTTTAGGATCAGTAGGTCCTATAAGATTATCAAATTTCTTACTACGTTTACGTTTTTTAGTTGGGTTAATTACTGCACTCATGTTGATTCCTTTTAAACAATAATGTATTGTATCACAATATCTATTTACTGTCAAATCTTAATAAAAAAAGGGTGAGAATATTCACACTATCCTCACCCTAAACGAAACCTTTCGGTTCCGAGGGAGTCAACCTTGTTGACCTATTAGTTACCTGCTTCCACGATGTACTTGCCGTACTTCTTATGGAACTCATCAAAGTTTTTCAACTGACTTGGTTCGATTGGCAACTCATAAGTTTTAAGTGCAATCTTAGCACCCATGACAACCAATTCAGTTTCAAAGTTATTCATCATGTAGTCAAAGAAGTTTTGAGCCATTTCGTGGAACTCTTTTGCTTTGACCTTTTTGTTGTCGGTTACGTCTTTCAACTCATAGCACATACCAACTGTCAATGCGTACATTGCTGAAATTTCTTTAACTGACAAGTCTTTTACTTTACCAGAAAGAATGTCAGAGGGTTCTGGCATCTTTCCTGAGATTTTGCGGTGTGCTGAGAACTTAACAGCAAGACCTTCACCAACTGCACCTGCAATCAAATTAAATTGAGTATCAGTGTCCATGTTAGCCTCATCATCTAGCAAGTCACTAACAAAACACCATGAACGGGGTGTCGCAAATGCACGGCTTGAAGATTTGCTATCAAAATCATACAAGTCTTGTTTAGCAAAACTCAAATAACCAACAACGTCTTTGTGAATGCCTTTGTTCACAGCCCAAGTCTGCCATGATGTAAAGTCAGGGCGCATTTCTAAGTGAATGAAACGATTAGCAAGGGGCATCGGCATACGATAAGTAACACCTTTATCACTATCACGATTACCCGCCGCTACGATAACGACATTATCGGGTAAACGATATTTACCTACACGGCGATTCAGAATCAACTGATAGCCTGCGGCTTGTACAGCAGGGGGCGCACTATTCATTTCATCTAAGAATAGCACAACGATAGGGTAGTCTTTTGCCATTTCTTCATCGGGCAAGTCAACAGGAGGAGCCCAGTCCATCTTGTTGATATCTTTATTGAAGTACGGAATACCACGAATGTCAGTTGGTTCCATTTGCGCCATACGCAAATCAATCATAAGACCACCGAGTTCCTCAGCAATTTCTGATACAACATCACTTTTACCGATGCCGGGAGGGCCCCACAAGAAAACAGGGCGTTTAGTTTTAAATGCACTAAGCATTGCTTTGCGGGTTTGTACACTAGTGATAGTGTGATTGTCACTTACTTGAGATGCCATGAGAGACTCCTATGTTGGCTTTGTTGAAAACAGATGTTAGTATATATCAGATTGGATTTATTGTCAAGCACGACTTTTTTGTTTTTTAACTTTTTGGGCAACCGTTTCAAGTAATGCATAAACTAATTCACGTTCACGGCGAAAGGCTTCACGTTCCCAAGGACGCTTGAGATATTCTACTGAATAAGGTTTACCCAACCAGATTTTTTTCATCCTACCGTTGCGTGACCATTCACCTCGGTATTGTCCACGGACATATTGTTTTGCATGAACCATTTCATGGGCAAGTGTCATTAACATCTGAGGTAATGCTAAAGCACTATCCACTGCTATACTGATTTCTTTATCACCGGTTCTGCTACAAATTCCGTTATTGCCGTCTCTTTGCCGCATTTTGGGTGCTAAACAAATGTATACTTTATACTTAAAACTTGTTATATTTAAGTATTCGGCATAGAATTTGGCAGTCTTGCGGAATAGTTGGACCTTTTCAGGGCTAGTGTTTCCGTGTGCTAGTACTTCAATTTTCATGCTGTAAGTATACTACAGTGTGGATTTATTGTCAACCTTTCAAGCTAAATACTAAGTGTTAAGGAACAAAAATGTCAACTAATAGTACTAAATTAGAACCCAGAGGTGTTAATACTGATGCTACCTTTAATTTTGCAAATTTAGCAGTAACATCCAATGTTACTACTGCAAATCTTACAGTATCAGGGAAATCAAATTTAGGTGAAATAGGTAATGTAACAATAACCGGTGGTGATAGCGGACAGGTCGTACAAACAAACGGATCTGGTGGATTGTCATGGGTAGATGTAAGTTCGATAGTTGGTCAAGCCGCCGGGCCAGCAAATTCAATACAGTTCAATGATGCTGGATCCATTAATGGAGATAGTAAATTAAAATTCAATAAAACATCCGGTGTGCTTTCAGTAACTGGAAATATTGAGGCTTCGTACTTTAGCGGAAATGGTAGTTTATTATCAAATGTAACTGGAGCCAATGTAACAGGGTTTGTATCTAATGCAACTCATGCAAACAGTGCTACTACTTCTACCATTGCTACGACAGCAGGAACTGTCACAGCCAATGCTCAACCAAACATAACAAGTATAGGGACATTATCTACATTGAGCGTCACAGATACAATAACATCTGGTACTATCAATGCCACAGATATCAATGGAAAAATAAAAACTGCAACTCAAAATGAAATTACAAGTTTAGGAACACTAACTGGATTAGCTGTGTCCGGAACTACTACAACTACCACTCTTACTGCTACTAATATAAACGGAACAATTAAAACAGCAAGTCAACCTGAAATTACAGGTTTAGGAACATTAACTAATATGACCGTATCTGGTATCGGAAATATTAGTACATTACGCACAGATATTATACAATATTCCAATGGTGCCACATATCAATTTGCTATGACCCCACCTGGATTAGATACACAAATTACATTCAATGATTTAGGTGAGTATGCGTCTAGTTCTAATTTAGTTTTTAATAAAACAACAAAAACATTAACGGTTGATAATATAATTAGCAACGGGGGTCAACTAACTAATGTACCAGCCGGAAACTTAACAGGTACTATACTTAATACCGTATTGGGTAACAGCACTTTTTATATAGGCACTACTAGTATAAAAGCAAATCGTGCTAGTGCAAGTCAGTCACTTACCGGAATAACAAGCATTGATGGCTCAGCCGCTAGCCTAACTACTGCCAGAAATATAAATGGGGTATCGTTTAACGGTACTAGTGATATAACTGTTACTTCTAATGCTACAACGCTAACAGGTACTATATTAAAATCTACAATAGTTGATAGTAGTTTAACATCGGTGGGGACATTAACTCAATTAAATGTATCTGGAAATTCATCATTCACTGGTGCAAATGTAAGTTTGGGTGGTAATGCTAATGTAAGAATAACCGGAGGTACTGCTGGTGCAGTGTTAAGTACTGATGGCTCGGGTAGCTTATCATGGACTAGTGTTCCAGTAATACCTAGTCTAAGTGGACAAAGTGGAAACTTTTTAACAACAAATGGTAGTACATTGAGTTGGACATCATTAGGTGCAGTAACCTTACCAAGTACTTCAGGTCAATCAGGAAAATATTTAACAAATGACGGTACTGTTACATTATGGGCAACCGGTGCAGTATATACTGCGGTTAGTATAACAAATGGCACAAGTAATATAATTATCCCTACTAGCGGTGGTCCTGTACGTGCATATGTTGGTACTACATTAAAATTAGATGTTAACAGCACCAACGTATTAATCAATGGCACTCAATTATCTATTAATATAGCGACAGGTACTGCTCCACTAATAGTTGCAAGTACAACACGTGTTGATAATTTAAATGTGGCAAGTGCTGGTAAAGCAGATCAACTAGTAGTAAACTCAGGTGATAGTGATGCTGGTCTTTATTATCTT